AAAAATATATTTTTATTGATGGGTCCCCTAGGCCCCCAAAATTTTTCTATACTTTTTGAACTTTTGGGTGTTAGAATGTAAAAAACGAGGTTTAATATGAACAGAATGATGATGCCCGAACAAATGATGTCAAATGGCGACGAAGTAAATGTCGACAAACTCCCTGAAGGTCTAAAAGCGATGTATGAATCTGGCCCTAAAGGTAGAGAAGGGGTCGAAAATATTGCAGCTAAAACCGATAAATTCGCAGAAGGCGACGAAGTCAATATGATGTTGATGGAAATGGAAAGTGCAGACGACGAAGTGATGCCAGTCGCAGGCGATATTGAAGAAGGTTTGATGGAGCTTGAAGGCATGCAACCTGAAATGAACATGTTAGATCAATACGTAGAGCAAGTTGTCCAAATGATTCAAGCTGGAGCCAGCGAGGAAGAAGTTATTCAAATGCTTTTACAGGCTGGTCTTGACGAAGAGGATATAAATGCTATTTTCCAAGCTGTCTTAGAAGTTCTTGAAGGCGGCATGCAGACAAATCCTATCGACGATCAATTAGCCCAAATTAGCTAACGATGGCCAACGAGCCAACCAATATAGACCAACTTTTACAGATGCTAAATCAATCTGCACCTGTAACCGAGGCTCCTCCAGGTACTTTTGATGTAGGCTCAATCGAGCCATTCAATCCTATTATGGAACGCTATCAGCCAAATCCGTTAGATGAGTTTGCGATGATGATGACTGATCCAACAAAAAAATTCAAAGTAATTCAAACGCCAGTTAAGATGCAATTGAAAGCACTTTTTGCAAAAAGAAATAAATTTAAAGATTTAATAAAAAAACAAAAATTCAACTATGAACGCGGGCAAGATTTAGCATCTAAATATGATCCAAAAGATAGTGCTCAAGGCAATTATATGATGAACGCTGCACTTAAAAGCGGTAAAAGATTCCAACGACAGCTAAATGAAATAGAAGAAAAAATTAGACAACTGTATAAAAATAAATAAATGAACCTGTCACATTTAACAGAGGCTGAACTCAAGGAAGCCCTGTTACTGCTAGAGAAACAAGACGGTTACGCCGTCCAAGATAAATGCCAAGGATCTTTTTTAGATTACGTTAATCATATGTGGCCCGAGTTTATTTGCGGGCGTCACCATCAAATCTTTGCCGAAAAGCTCGAACAGGTCGCCAAAGGCGAGATCAAGCGTCTAATCGTCAACATGCCTCCGCGACATACCAAAAGTGAGTTTGCCTCAACCTATTTCCCGTCTTGGATGATGGGACAAAACCCTAAGATGAAAATCATGCAGACCACCCATACAGGTGAGCTTGCAGTTAGGTTCGGTCGTAAGGTGCGTAACTTGATGGCGCAAAAAGAATACAAACAAGTTTTTCCCGACGTCAGTTTGCAGGCTGACAATAAATCGGCAGGGCGTTGGGAAACCAATAAAGGCGGTGAATATTTTGCCGCAGGTGTGGGCGGCGCCGTAACGGGTCGAGGTGCGGATCTGCTAATTATAGATGATCCCCACTCCGAGCAAGACGCTCTTAGTCCAACCGCACTTGAAAGTGCCTACGAGTGGTACACCTCTGGACCTCGCCAACGTCTCCAACCTAAAGGGTCTATTGTTTTGGTGATGACGCGTTGGAGTACAATTGACTTGACTGCCAAACTTTTACAATCGCAAAAAGAACCACTAGCAGATCAATGGGAAGTAATAGAGTTTCCTGCTATTTTTCCTGAAACTGAGAATCCTCTTTGGCCCGAGTTTTGGTCGCAGGACGAACTTTTAAAAGTCAAAGCCTCTTTGCCTGGTATCAAATGGAACGCTCAATGGATGCAAGAACCAACCTCTGAAGAAGGCGCGATTATCAAGCGCGATTGGTGGCAACGCTGGGAGTCTGAAAACCTACCGCCAGTTAAATATATTATGCAGTCTTACGATACTGCTTTTTCCAGAAAAGAAACCGCTGACTACTCAGCCATTTCAACTTGGGGTGTTTTTCGACCAACCGAGGATTCACCCGACTCAGTTATTTTATTAGATTGTCAAAAGGGTAGATGGGACTTTCCAGAGCTCAAAGAAATAGCCATGCGCGAGTATCGGTATTGGGAAACTGATATGGTTTTAATTGAAGCCAAAGCCAGTGGTACGCCTCTGACCCATGAACTTAGACGGATGGGCATACCCGTGGTTAATTACTCGCCGACTCGCGGTCACGATAAACATTCTCGCATGCACTCGGTTGCGCCAATATTTGAGGCAGGTATGGTATGGGCGCCAACTCGAGTGTTTGCCGAGGATATGATTGAGGAGTGTGCGTCTTTTCCATTTGGAGCTAACGATGATTTATGTGATACTATGACGCAAGCCCTAATGAGATTTAGACAAGGCGGTTTTGTTTATCTGGACAACGATTATGAAGATGAACAAATGCAAGCAAGACAGAGAGTTTATTACTAATGGCAATAGAAAATAATACCCCAGAACCCATCGTTGAAGATGTAACTAAAATGCAAGATGACAATGATATTGACAATGTCATCATTCAAACTCTCGAAGAACTTAATGAAGATGAGATAGCCATTCAAGATGATGGTTCAGTTTTACTTGGCCCTGAAGATATGGACATGCCAAGCCTAGGCTTTGGCGAAAACTTAGCCGAGGTGGTTTCAGATGACCAACTCATGCAGATTTACTCAGAACTTACCCAAGCGATTGAAAATGATAAATCAGCCCGCGAAGATTGGGAAAAAACTTATACCGATGGACTCAAATATTTAGGGATGAAGTTTGATGAGGATAGAGCTGAGCCTTTTGAGGGTGCTAGTGGCGTGATTCATCCGTTGCTTGGCGAAAGTGTAACTCAGTTCCAAGCGCAGGCTTACAAAGAATTACTCCCGCCGCAAGGCCCAGTCAAAACCCAAGTGGTAGGTCAATACGATTCTACCGTTGAGGAGCAAGCGCAAAGGGTCAAAGAGTTTATGAATTATCAGATCACTCATGTAATGGAAGAGTACGATGAAGATCTCGATCAAATGTTGTTTTATTTACCCTTGGCAGGTTCTGCGTTTAAAAAAGTGTATTACGATGAAAGCTCAGGCAGAGCGGTATCAAAGTTTGTTGCCCCTGAAGATTTAATCGTGCCTTACTACACCACTGATTTAGAGTCCTGTCCGCGTATCACTCATTTGGTCAAGATGCCTGAAAATGATGTGCGTAAATTGCAAGCGATAGGTTTTTACAGCAACGTAAAAATAAGTGCGTCAGGTAGTGTTGATGTCAATACAGATGTTAGTGAAGAAATTGAAAAGTTAGAAGGCATCAAGCCAACCTATGATACTGGCGAGGTATGTAATTTATACGAGGTTCACTGTAATTTAGACTTAGAAGGCTTTGAGGATGTCGATGAGAACGGCGAGCCGACTGAAGTTAAATTGCCCTATATCGTCACCCTAGATGCAGATTCTACCAAAGTTCTCGCAATAAGAAGGAACTACAGTCAAGACGATCCGCTCAGAGAAAAAATAGAATATTTTGTTCATTATAAGTTTTTACCAGGGCTAGGTTTTTATGGCTTTGGTCTAACGCATATGATAGGTGGTTTATCAAAGGCATCCACCTCTATTGTCCGCCAGTTGATAGATGCTGGAACTTTATCCAACTTGCCTGCTGGTTTTAAAACCAGAGGCATACGTATAAGAGATGAAGATTCCCCCATCCAACCAGGAGAATTTAGAGATGTGGATGCGCCCGCGGGTAGTTTACGCGATGCTATTCAGCCATTGCCTTTCAAAGAACCAAGTGGCACTTTGCTTAATTTACTTGGTCTGTTAGTCCAAAGCGGGCAAAGATTTGCTTCTATTGCTGAAATAAATGTAGGCGATGGCAACTCGCAGGCACCTGTTGGCACCACCTTGGCTTTGCTTGAAAGATCCACCAAAGTTTTATCTGCCATTCACAAAAGACTGCATGCCAGCCAGAAAAAAGAGTTCAAAATATTAGCTGATATATTTGCTAAGAGCTTACCCCCAGAATATCCATACATGACAGCCAACGGACAGATGGCAATCAAACAAGCAGATTTTGATGACAGGGTAGATGTATTACCTGTCAGTAATCCCGATATATTTTCAACCAGCCAACGCATAATCATGGCGCAAGAAATGATGCAGTTGGTCCAATCTAATCCGCAAATACATGGGCCGAATGGAACTTACGAAGCTTATCGTCGAATGTATGCTGCTTTGGGTGCTGAAAATATAGACGCTCTGCTTATCCCTCCCCCAGATACAGAGCCAAAACCAGTCGAGGCTGGGTTTGAAAATTCTGTATTGTTAGCAGGCGGAGTAGCGCAAGCTTTCCCCAACCAAGACCATGACGCCCATATAGCGGTGCATGTCAATTTATTGAATATGCAACCTGTGCAGATGAACGCTCAAATTCAAGCCAACATCTATGCACATATCATGCAACACTTACAAATGAAAGCTGACATTATTGCGCAACAACAAATGCCACCCGAGGCCCTGCAACAATATCAAGCCTTACTGCAACAAAGCCAAGCAGTCAGTCCTGTCGAGGCTGGTCAATTAACCGAACAAGCTAACTCTATTTTGGCTCAGTTTAGTGCGCCTATTATGAATGATTTGATGATGCAGTTTGCGCAACAGGTAGCCACTCCGCCGCAAGAAGATCCTTTGGTTTCAATTAGAAAACAAGAACTGGCTCTCAAAGGCCAAGAATTACAACAAGAACGCGACCAGTTCCAAATCAAAGAACAAATCAGAGCTGAGGAAAAAGCTAGACAAGATGCTATTGATCGAGAGCGTATAGATGCGCAACGCGATATTGCGGTTATGAAAGACGAAACTACAAAAGATAGACTTGACCAACAAAAAGAACTAAAATTAATTGACTTAGGTTTAAGTCAACTTAAATAATACAATTATGCAAAAACAAAAAGACCCAAAAGTTATAAAAAAACAATCTTACGCAAACAAAGGCGATGTTGATTTTGGCAAAACAGAATCTGTTAGTGTCAGCAATAAAGCAAAGCCTGGTATGGGTAAGGGCAAAGCCCGTGGTATGGGTGCTGCCGAGTTTGGTGGTAAATTCTCAGGCATTTATTAATGTCTGTAATTTGGCTGGCTGAAAAATTAAAAAAAAAGCTAGACGAAAAAAAAGAAGATACTCAAGCTCAACTGCTTAATGGTGTTGAGTCTTACGATCAATACCAATACCTACGTGGACGTTACAATTCTCTCGTCGACGTAGAAAATGAATTTAGAGAATTGCTGGAGAAAATTGTAGAAAATGACGGAGAAAAAAGTTCTAGTCCCTGAGCATATCGCTCAAGAAGTCGAGGCCGAGGCCAAAAAAGAAAAAGCACAATCCGAAGTTGGAGAGGCTTTTGTATCACCCGCAGATCGCGTTTTAGATCCATCTTTAATAGATAAATCTTTAATTGAAAGGATGCCAAGCCCTACTGGTTGGCGCATTTTAATTTTGCCTTATCGTGGCAAAGGCGTGTCTAAAGGTGGGATTCAATTAGTTAAAGATACAGTAGACAGAGAGGCTCTAGCCTCGGTTGTTGCATATGTGGTTAAAATGGGACCTCTGTGTTACAAAGATGTCGCTAAATTTGGTGATACCCCTTGGTGTGAAGAAAAACAATGGGTATTGATTGGCAGGTATGCAGGCGCACGTTTTAAATTAGGCGATGACGCTGAGTGCCGTATTATTAACGATGATGAAGTTATCGCGACCATTCACGATCCCGATGACATAGTCACGCTTTAACATAGGATAACTTATGCTAGAAGAAAACGAAAAAGCTGAAGAGCAAATAGAAGAGGGTGAGGTTGTTGATCTTGAACAAGAAGAAACCGAGCCAGAAGTTGGAGAGGAGTCTCCAGTAGAAGAAGAGGTAGTCGAAGAGACTGCCAAAGACCCCGAAACTGAGGAAAGCAAAGATGAATTAGAGGACTATTCAAAAAATGTCCAAAAAAGAATTGCTACTCTGACAAAAAAAATGCGCGAGCAAGAAAGGGCAGCAGAATCTGCCTATGCTTATGCAAAATCTTTACAGGAAGAAAATGTAAAGTTAAAAGAAAATACCACTCAGTTAAATACAAATTATCAAACTGAGGCTGAAAACAGGCTAAAATCACAAAGAGCTCAAGCTAACAACGTGCTAAAAAGTGCTTATCAAGAGCAAGACTGGGACAAAGTTACTAAGGCGCAAGAAATTTTAGATAAAATAACTGTTGAAGAAAGCAAATTGCAGTTTACTAAAATGCAAGCTCCAGCCGTAGAAGAACAAAATCAACAAGTTATACCAAACCCGTTAGAACAGCCACAACAAAGGGTAGAGCCCGATCCAAAGGCGGAAGCTTGGGCCCAAAAGAATGAATGGTTTGGTTCTGATGAATCAATGACTTGGGTTGCTTTCAATATTCATAACAAACTTTTAGAGCAAGGGTTTGATCCTGAAGATTCTATGTATTATGATGAGATAGACAAACAAATGAGAGCAGAGTTTCCGCATAAGTTTGCAAACGGCGGAGGCGTAGAAACTAGCAAGATACAACAGACTGTTGCACCTGCTGGTAGAACAACAAACTCAAAAGGAAGAAAACAAGTCAGATTAACCAAAAGTCAGGTTGAGATGGCAAAAAGATTAAACGTACCTCTTAAAGAGTACGCAAAACATTTAAAAGGATAAAATATGACTGAAGAAAATATAAAATCCAATGACAGAACTGCACGTTCTGCTGATACTCGAGCCACAAGTGAAGCTCGCAAACCTTGGCGTCCCCCCTCTATGTTGGAGACACCACCAGCCCCTGAAGGTTTTTCCTACAGGTGGATTAGAGCCGAAATTGTCGGTCAGGAAGATAAAAAGAATGTAATGTCGAGATTACGTGAAGGTTTTGAACTGGTGCGTAAAGAAGAGATTGGAGACTTTGAACTTCCAACGATGGACGATGGCAAGCATGAAGGTGTTGTCGCTGTGGGTGGTTTGCTTTTGGCAAAGATTCCAAATGAAACACGTGAAGAAAGAAACGCTTACTTTTCTAACCGTGCCCAATTGCAACAAGAAGCAATTGACAATGATTTGATGAAGGAATCCGACCCATCTTCTCCGATTATGAAACCTCAGAGAAGTTCAAGCGTTACTTTTGGTGGTGGTAAAAGAGATTAATCTTTTTTTCTACTTAATAAAATTTTTAATATAGGTAAATAAAATGGCAAATAAAGATGCTTCATTCGGTATGAGACCTGTAAAAAAACTTAGCGGCGCTCCACATTCTGGCGGAACTAACAGATATAGAATCGCTGCTAACTATGGAACAAGCATTTTCACAGGAGACATGGTAGCGCAAGTTACTGGCGGAACTGTGGAAATTCACGCAGACGGTGGAACTGTTCCAATAGTTGGAGTTTTTCAAGGGTGTCAATATACCGATCCTACAACAAGCGAACAAGTCTTTAGCGCTCACTATCCAGCGAGCACCAATGCTTCAGACATAATTGCTTTTGTAGTTGACGATCCTAATGTTGTATTTGAAATCCAAGCTGATGATACTTTCCCAGTTGCTGATTTATTCGGTAACTTTGATATTGTTTACACAAATTCAGGAAGTACCATTACTGGACAATCAGGTGCAGAATTAGATGTCACCACAGGGGCTACTAACACAAATTTACCGCTGAAGGCTATTGATATATCACAAGAACCTGATAATTCAGACGTAGGCTCAGCGAATACAAATGTGTTGGTGGTAATTCAAAATCACATAATGGGCGTAAAAGGCGCTGGCTTAGCATAGAGGTAATAAATCATGGCAATTAACAGAGCTCAATTAGCTAAAGAATTGGAACCAGGATTGAATGCCCTATTTGGCATGGAATATGCTCGTTACGATTCTGAACACGAAGAAATCTTCGAGACTGAAACTTCAGACAGAGCGTTTGAAGAAGAAGTAATGATTGTAGGTTTCGGTAATGCACCAACAAAATCTGAAGGTGCAGGCGTAACATTTGATAACTCAACTGAGGGTTATACATCGCGTTACACACACGAAACTGTCAGTCTTGCTTTCTCTCTAACTGAAGAAGCAGTCGAAGATAACCTTTACGATAGACTTGGTTCAAGGTACACAAAAGCCTTGGCTAGATCTATGGCGAATACGAAGCAAATAAAAGCTGCTTCAATTCTAAACAATGCGTTTTCAACAGATTTTAATGGCGGAGACGGCAAACCACTTATTGCTACAGATCACCCTCTTGGTGGTGGTGGCACACTAAGTAACAGGCCTTCAACATTCACCGATCTGAATGAAACTTCTTTGGAAGATGCGTTAATCTCTATATCAACTTTTGTTGATGACAGAAACATGGTAATTGCATTACAAGGTATGAAATTAATCGTACCACCTGCATTACAATTTGTTGCTGACAGATTATTGCAAACACCTGGAAGAGTTGGAACATCTGACAACGACATCAACTCAATTAGAAATCAAGGCATGATTCCTCAAGGATATGTGGTAAACCACTATCTGACAGATACTGATGCTTTCTTCTTGAAAACTGACTGTCCAGATGGCTTCAAGCATTTTGAAAGATCCCCAATGACTACTTCATTGGAAGGTGACTTCGACACAGGTAACATGCGCTACAAAGCTAGAGAGAGATACTCTTTTGGTTTCTCAAACTACAGATGCGTATTTGGATCTCAAGGGGCTTAACCTAGAGATTACTCCTCTAAGGGAGCTTCGGCTCCCTTTCTTTTTTCTAATATTTCACTTACAATCAATTAAACCGAGATTAATCGTTGCACCAACTGGCTCGGCAGACTTACTCCAAAGATGGGGCAACAAATTTAGTTAGGAGAAAAATATGGCTAAATCAACATTCTCAGGTCCTGTTAGATCTATTTCTGGGTTTATTACCGCAGGTAATACTTCAGTAGTAAGTTTGACAGCAGACACAACATTAACCGTAGACAGTCATGCAGGACGCATACTTACATGTAACGATGCTGACGGTAAATTTACTTTACCTTCTATTGTTACTACTGCACCTAGTGACCCTACAGACCCTAATTCATTAAATAACTTAGGTGCTTCATTTACTTTTGTAATTGAAACAGCAGCCACAGATTTAGATATTAAAACTGATGGAACCGATAAGTTCGTTGGTGGACTATATATGGGTAAAAGCGATGCAGCAGGTAAAACTTTTATATCTGGCGCAAG